ACCTGTCCTTTGCTTTACCCCATATTCAATTTGCGAAACATATTGTACCTTATCAACCGATAAAAACCTCATGATCAAACTGATCAAGCGCCTTGGTCGATGATGTCGTTACATAAATACATAGAAAAGCCGCTCCTTTCGGGGCGGCTTTTCAGGTAACTGCTACACAATATTTATTCCTACAGCTTTCAGTAACCACTGTATAAGTATTAGTACTACTCCGGTAATTATTGGGGATAATATAAGGTTCGTCCAAAGGTTATTTCTTTTTTCTATTCCACCAACAGCTGTCTCGATTCGCGCGTTTTGTTCTTTAATAGAAGATATCAAATCTTTTAATTCAGTATAATGGGTAATCTCATTTTGATCATGTTGGTCAGACCGCTCCTTGAGGTATTCGAGGTCACCAACAATGCGATCTACTCGCCCCTTGAGGTATTCGAGGTCACCAATTGTACGGTCTACCCGGTCCCTAATGTATTTTATATCGTCACCCATTTTCATCAACTCCATTGCTATCTCTTCACTCGACTCAAAACCTAGATAGCCAAACGATGCTGTAGTCGCAAATTTGACGCCAGCTTCAAATCCGCTTTGATATATTCTGCCCCTAACTGTTCCCAGGTTAATTATATTATAACCCTCTGTGCTTGTTTTTTTGTGTTCTTTTTGGAAACTTCTTACCACAGGGTTATATGGAGAGTAGAAACTCGTAGGGCGTGCACGCTCTCCTGTCTTTTCTAATAACGCAGCACTACTTTCTAACATTTGGATTTCCCTCTGGAAGTTTTATCTCCCCAAAAGTAGCCTCATATTTATCAACTTGGTTTTTCAGTATATCTAAGAACACCTTAACATGCTGCGGACTCATGTGCAGGATGCATAACTCTTCGCTAGTAATCTTAACAGGCGGTTGTTCATCAGCAGCCTGATTAAGATTTGCAAAAGCCTGTACCTGACCGCCATCGAGTGTGTTTTTATAAAAAGAAAATTGAAAATCAAAAAAGCTAGACACCACATTAACACTATTCGTATACATTGGACTCTCGGTCGACTTCACAACATCTGAGCCTTTCACTGACATTTCCATCTTGGTCACCTGCTTTATCAATTTTTCTTGGCTTTCGTATTTATTTGACACAAATTTTGAAATTCCTCTAAAATTGATATGGATTTTTTCATATTTTTTATTGAATAAATATAAAAGCTTCCAAGGATCACTCCCTGGAGGCTTCTCTGGGTCTATTCAATAACATCGACCTTATATCCATCCCACTTCACGATGTGTCCATACGTCTCCATAAGGGCTCGGGCCGGACCATAGGTGATTCCAGACAACTTGACACCTTCGATCGTCTTCTTGACCTTCCCTGCTGCATCTAACATCCTGATCGTGACCGCCGGATCCTGCTCCAGCTTCCGCAGCCAGGCGACTGGATCCAAGTCTCTGCGGTCCGTCCATGGACTTTTCCGCACCTCAATGTGAAGATGCGGTCCGGAACTGTGTCCGGTGCTACCTTGGATCCCCAGGCGCTCTCCGGGTGTCACCTTCATTCCCTGAGTGACTGCTACAACAGCCATGTGGGCGTGGATCACATCATACCCGTCAGCGGTCCGGAGGATGACGTAGTTCCCCCAGCCCTTAGGATCAGCTCCCTTGGATCCGGCTGCGAACCTTGCCCGAATCACAGTACCGGCGGTAACCGCATAAACGGATTTATCTGCTCCTCGGGCAGCATAGTCTATCCCTGTGTGATAGCCCTTCTTATATGCTGGATTCTTCCGGCCATATTCCTGGGTCATCACGCATTCCTTCATCGGCAGTAAATTAGTCATCTTTGATCGCCTGCTTTATAAGTTGATTCGCATACACACTGCAGCCGGCACATAGGATGCCCTGCGTGATGGCAGTAAAGGCAGCAATCATCCCTTCCTGGTATGTTTGCACTTGGGATGTCCCGAGCACCCACAAAATAGCCAGGATGATGCCACAGATGCCAAGCGCCATCGGTATTCGGCTATCCTTCATAGTCATACTCTTTTTCAGGCCGATGCCAATGAAATAGAGCACAGCAATCAGGATTAAGAGCTCCGGTTTGATGTAGTCCATGAAAGTCTCGATGTCCATATTCTCTTTTCCTCCTTTTAATTCAATCCGACTGTGTTGGCCAAAGTGATCAGCAGCGAAATGACGGCAACCGCCCACCCACCCCAGGCACGGATCGCATTGCTGACGGAGGCTCTCCCCTTCGCCTGGCTCACCAGGTCAGTAAGAACCTCTTCGCAGCTGTCCAGCCTCTGACGGAGGCCGTTGTATTGTTTTATCAGTGTCCGTGTTTCCTGCAGATCCGTTTTCAGCCCTTGGAGCATTTCAAAAAGCTCCTTGTTTGTGTACCATTGTCCGTTTTTTTCTTCTCCCATGCGCTCACCTCTGCATTATTAATTTCTGGGCCAAAATGGCCGAAAAGAACAGGTGCAAATACCCTAGGCCCCTTATTTCAAGCCATCCTGAGCCCTTCCAGGAGGCCCTTTTGAGCGGTCATATCTACAGCTTTCTTTCATCACTCTTCACCTCATTCAAAGTATTTGCACAGCAAAATGGAGGCGATAGTCGCCCCCACAATAAAGCCCCATATAAAAAGCATGATGCCTCCTATGTTTATCCGACTTTAACAAGATGCCTGCTGCTTGTTGGCGAAACAAGATACGTGTTAGAACCGACAGCAACCTGCGCCCACGCCGCTACGCCATCTTTATTAAGGAACGCATACAAATCCTCCACCGGGGACTCGGTTATGTTTAAGGGGGAGTCGCCGTGAAGAAAAGCCGGCACTAAGACTTGTTTGCCGGACATTGTTGGCAGCATGGGCGTGGCAATAACATCAGAAGCGGTTCCAAAGTATGTATCCGAGCCGGGTAATAGCATATTGCCGTAAACAAGAACCTTGTATTCAGCACCGCACTTATAAGATGTCACCCACCCTTTTGAGTTGTTACTACCAGTAAGGCAAAGCCCCTGGTTGTTGCCGTAAGTAAAATAAAGCGCTGCAACAGTGACCGCAGTGATACTAAAGTTGGTGGCCGAGTTTGCTGAAAAAAGGGTTGTTGTTTTGTCTAATTTCAGCACCGACATTCCCATATAGCTTGTTGTCTTAGCAAATTTCAGCAGATGATCTTCGCCTATGCCGGCTATGCTATATAGCAACACCCTGGAGTCCCCAGTGCCAGTGTCAGAATACAACGTTAAGAGATCCGTCAAAGAATCCAAGTATGTTCTGAGCTGGTCGCATTTCAACGTCCATGACGCACATGTGTCTAAGTTTGTGGTCGTCACACTCATAGCGCAATTACCTCCTCTGTGATTAGTCCAGCGGTAACATAAGCATCTACTGCGTAACAAGCCACAGGCGCATAAATAAAATTATTCACTGTCCCGCCGCCACTCGAGACAACGCTGTATTTCATCAAAGCCAGGGTTGTCATCTGTATTCGTTCAGAATCTGTTAATGCCATGTTGCGCCTCCTAACTTATTGATATGGTCGCCGAATGGCTATCGGGCCATGTGAATGTCATGCTGGTTGCCGTCTCGGTATAGTTTATGGTCGTCGGTGAACTTTCGCCCTCGGCTGTTACCGCAATCGTGCCGGCAGTTTTATTGATGGCCACGGTGCTGATCCGGCGCATGGTCGCATCAACATAGCTCTTGAGTTGGATCAACGCCTCTTTGCCGTCGGCCCCGATGTGGTTTATGACCAGCCCATCCGTGCCTTTATAGATTTGTGCCTGTTCACGCAGTTCTTCGTCCTCTGTGAGCCAACCGGCGCCCAAGATGATCTTCGGTGTATATGTCCCATCGATATCCTCGAAGGTAATTTTCGCCTTGATGTCCTCGGTGTAGACATAGGTCAGCACGGGATATTCGGTCACTTCAAGTGTGGTGCCCGTGTGGGTATCGTCAAGCCAATAGACAGGGTTGCTGTTTCTGTCTGTGATTTGCTCGGTTGTCGCCCCGGTAGTAGAAGCCGCCACAAATTCGACGGTCTGATCAGCGATCCGGATATAGTTGACATCGCCGGTATCAGCTGCAAGATAGTTTTGGACTTTGTCAGAAGTATCCAGCCGGTCAACCGTCAGTTCGGCGATATTGCCTTTGTCGGCAGATAGCTGGTTGACAATGACCGTGTTTGATATAGTCACATCAAACTGCGCCTCCAGAGCCGTAATAAGGCTCGCCGACAACTCGCCGTCGAAAACATATGTACCGGTTGCCGGGTCAAAATAGAGCTTATTTTTCCAGCCTTCTAAGGCCTCGTCCCATACCTGCATCGAAAAGAGGTCCGCGTTGAACACCGCCCTGGCCAAATTGTCGCTTCGGATGCTCTCAAAACCACTCTCAGCGCTGATCCTGGCGCCGTAATAGGTCTTTCCCTTGGCCACCATATCGGTTTCGATGCGGTAAAGATCATCCTCCAGCGAATTAACATAGTTGCCGATCTCGACCGATACATTATTGGGATTGTAAGGGTCATAGGACTTACTGACCACTCGCAAGGATGTCGAGATACCCAAAGCGTCATAATCAAGCGTCACCACATCGCCCAGGTTGAGCGCTGCGCCTTTATAAACGCCGCAGGTGTAGGACACGGTCGGATTGCCGCTGCCGTCCAGTTTGCGCTTATCTACGGCCTTGGAAATGACCGCCACATCCTTGCCGACGATCAAGGCCGTTGGCGTTGCGGATCCTCGCTGAGTACGCAATGAAATGTTGAAACCAAGGAACTCTAACTCGCCGCCGACATAAGCCGCAAGCTGCATCAGTAGCGCGCGCCGGGAGGTCGCCTCTTGCAGCGAGAAGGTCATTGTGTCGGTAAAATCGACTGTCCCGACCGTGAAGCCAGTGCCAGCCAGAATTGCCGCCAATATAGCTGTAGGTGTGCCGATTTCCGTGAATGTGGCCACGTTATAGGCTGAAGCATTTAGCCGATAGGATACATGCTCACACTCGACCGAGGCCAACAGTTTGCCGTTGCCTTGCTGCTCTTTTTTGTAATAGGCAATATCAAAATAGTCACCATCCAATTCGACCACATTGGTCTCGTTGATGAACGCTGCGGCCGTGTCCTTGATCCGGAGCGTAAAATTCAGCGTATTGTCGCCATTGATTTTTTCAGTGCGAACTGCAGAGCTGGCCACCGCAATAGTCGCCAGCTCCACTAAGCTCGCATCGAGGATCTTTATTTTGCTGCTCATGCCGTCACCACCCCAAGGGATCTTGCCCGGGCTCTATTCTTCCGGTACTGGGCCTTGCCGGTACCACTAGCCACCAGGACGCTGTCCATGTAGATATTGGATACCGCCACACCATAACCGCTACCGGCGCCTGCTTCAGATGCACCGATGGTTGCGCTGGCCGTCAGTTGGCCGTTGAGTCGGTTCATGGCTGAGGTCACAAGACCAGCCTTATCGCTGATCCCCTCAGCCAGCCCCGCGGATAGATTACCGCCGATCTCAGCAAAGACCGTGGATGGAGAATGCACTCCAAAAAAGCTCTTGATGCTCGCAATAACGGAGCTGGTGAAGCTGGAGATCTTATCTTTCAGCCATTGCAGTTTGTTGTTCATGCCGTTCCAAAGACCCGTGATCAGATTGCCACCTATTGCAAATATTTTAGGAATCGCCCCAGCAAGTCCAGAAGCTAATGAACCGACGACCTGAACGCCGGCGGCCAATACCTTAGGAAGACATGCAATGATGGCAGCAATGAGCTTGACAATGATTATTGGGGCTTTCTAAATCAACTTGGGTAATGCCTGGATCAGTCCGGCCGCCAGCGCCACAATGATTTTAAGAGCCGCCTCAATCAGCATGTCTATATTGTCAAGAAGACCATCCACGATTGCCGTCACGGTATCGACAATAGCGGGAATAAGCTCCAGCAGGGCGTTTGCAATGCCAAGCGCCAGCTCCTTGATGATCTCCAGTCCCATTTTCAGCAGTTCCGGCAGCATATCCAGGAGCGCATTAACTAACTGCATCATGATGGTTGTCGCGCCTTCCATCAAGGCCGGTATGTTTTGAGATATGCCCTCAACGAGCTTCTTGACGATATTCAGCCCAAGCTCGATGATCTTAGGCATATTCTCCGTGATTTTGTTGATCGCGTCGGCCAATATCTCACCGAGCTTATCAGACATTGCGCCAAACCCACCTGAATTAAAGGCTTTGGACATGTCCTGCAGATATCCGGTGATCGTGTTCAGGCCCTTAGCCATAGGCCCCGCAAACGCTGTGGCAAACAGACTTCCGGATCCGCTCAAGGTCGCCTTAAAGGTATCCATTGCATCAGAGAAGCTGTTGAGATCATCCAGGCTGTCCTGACTGAGTATTAATCCAGCCGCCTCTGCTTCGTCGCCCAGTGTCTTTAAGGCATCTGCTCCGCCCAAGATAAGCGGGTTTAAGTCCTGGGCGCTCTTTCCGAAAATCTGCATGGCATAGGCATCGCGTTGGGTACCGTTTTCCATTTTGCCAAGCGCATTGATCGCATCATTGAAAACATCCTGGTTGTTCCTCAGTTCTCCATTGCTGTCGATGATTGCTACGCCAAGTGCCTTAAACGCAGCGTTGGCATCGCCAGTTCCCTTGCTCGCTGTAGCCATGTTCTTGGTCAATTTAGCCATCGAACCGGTCAGCGTGTCCATCGGCACATCAATCAGTTCGGAAGCATATTGGAATTTCTGGATCGCTTCTGTAGAAAGCCCGGTCTGCTTGGCCAGTGTATTGATCTCATCTGCGGACTGCGCCGCTTTGGTGGTCATGGCCGCAACCCCTGTGGCCGCACCGGCAACTGCAGCACCCAAGGCGACCACCGCTTTGCCGGCCATCTTCCCAACCTTTGTCAGTCCTTCGCCTAGTTTATCCCATCCGGAATTGCCTTTTTCTGCATCATAGCCGGATCCCTTTGCCTTCTTACCGGCCTTTTCGATCGCATTGCCACCGTCAGCCGCCTCGTTGCCGAAGTTGTCGATTCTATCCGTGGTATCCTTGAGGGATCTCTCCGTCTTGGCCAGCTCAGCTTCTGCCTTATTAAGGGAGATCTGCCAGTTCTTCGTCTTCGTATCGGCCTCACCATATTTCTGGATCGAATTGGCTAAGGCATCCTTCAGGGTTTCGATTTTCTTCTTCTGCTCATCGACTTGGGCATTGTAAACCTTCTGCTTGGCGGTCAGTGCCTCCATGCTGTCAGCATTGCCATCAAATTGAGCCGTGACCTTCCCAAGCTCGGAGGCTAAAACCGCCATGTCTTTATTGATGCCGGCCACGGCGTTTTTGAAATTCTTCTCGCCCTCTATACCGATCTGGGGGCCTATATCATAGCTCATTTTTTCGCCTCCTCACATATTAAGATTTTCTTCTAATTGACATAATGGTATAATTAGACAATTTATTATAAGGGGCTTGATTATGCATAGAATGTGCTTGGAAGACTGTTTTTCAACAAACCGTTTTATTCTCACAGAAGGTGCCGTCGGCCAAAGAATAGAGCATGAATTTGGTATAAAACCAGATGCTGATATAATGTATGCCGGCTTGATCTATGATTCTGTCGGCCGAAATGCTTTAACGACCATTTATCGAAGTTATCTGCAAGTAGCAACAGACTACAAGCTTCCCATCCTTTTTATGACCAACACCCGCCGTGCGAATAAAGACAGGGTTATGCGTTCAAAATTCAAAAATAAAAACGTGATGAAAGACTATGCCAGTTTCCTAAAGTCTTTAATAGCAGAATATGAATGTGATGCTTATCTCGGAGGAATGATGGGCTGCAAAGGGGATGCTTACAGCAGCGATGAAGGTTTATCGACAGATGCCGCCATTGATTTTCATTCATGGCAAATGAGCATGTTCGATTTAGAGCATATTGATTTTTTGTTTGCCGGTATTATGCCCACACTACCGGAAGCAATCGGTATGGCAAAAGTCATGGAACGCTCTGCGAAACCATACATCATCAGTCTGATGGTCCATCGCAATGGGAGAATTCTTGACGGAAATACTATCGATGAGACCATACGATCCATTGACAATCAAACCCATCATCAACCGTTATGCTACATGACTAACTGTGTTCACCCCTCTGTACTTCTAGAAAGTCTGATGCATTCAGAAAACCAAACAGAACGAGTTAAAAATAGATTTTGTGGCATTCAAGCAAATGCAGCATGCCTAGATTTGAATGAGCTCGATAAAAGCACTATTTTAAGGACATCCTCACCTGAAAATCTTGCCCACTCATTTAAATTGTTACATGATTCATTCCCCTTAAAGATATATGGAGGTTGTTGTGGAACGGATGAACGACACCTTCGTGAGTTAGTGAACACGCTGCACTAATGTTCCCTATTAATCATCCCTCAACATAAAGTCGAGGGATGATTTTTTGCTTTTTTTCACTGTTATTAAATCGGGATCACATCATCGATGGTTTCCTGCGTCCGCATTTGGCCATGCTCTTTCTTGTGCTCCGTGTATAAAAGATGAAGTTTCCGGAGCGTCATGCGCCAGGTTTCCTTTTCGGTATATCCAAGCAACGTCTTTCCAATAAATAGACAGCGGGCAACATTCAGCTTTTCTATTGCCCGCTCTGGGAGTTTGGGTCGCTGTCCTCATCGTCCGTCTCCGGGAGGCCATCAAAAAACGCCTGAAGGATCGCTGCCATCATATTGCGCATATTGGCCACTTCAATATGCCGGCCAATAAAGCGCTCATCGATGCGCTGCGGCTTTTCCCCGCTCTCTTCGGCGGTACATTCAATGTCTTCGTTGATGAGGATGGCGAGCAAAATCTTCAGGTTGCGGATCTGACTTCTCTCGTCTTTTAGAAGTTCCGGCAGTGCTGCAACCGGGACATTGAATTGTTCCTGTATGTCATCGATGGCATTTAACGTAAAACGCAAGCCATATTCCTTATTTCCAAGTTTAATTTTGGTACCCTTGGGCTTCAAATCGCTCATGAAACTCCTCCTTAAAAAGAAAGGGCGGCAGTCACGCCGCCCCCAACATTATGCCACCGTAATATACAACTCCAGGATATCCGAAGCTGTGTAATCGGTCTTGACGGCCACAGCCTTGATGCAGGTGTTGGACGGATCCGCACAGGCGATGGGCGTGCTGTAAAGCGTCCCGTTGGTCGCACTGGGGATCGTACCGTCTGTGGTGTAGTAGATGCTGGCGCCAGATGTTGCACACGTGAGAGCGACGCTCTGCGCTTCGGTATAAGATCCGGAAGCCACCGAAGAAACCGGCGTCGCCACTTTGTTGGCCAAGCCGCATTTCCCTTCCAGCCAGGCTTTCGCCAGGGCTTCCGTACTGAAGGTGCCTTCTTCCTTCCACTTATCATCGGCAGCCATCATGACCGTGCCTTCGAGCGACGGGGTTTTGAATTCCACTTTCTCGCCCTTGGTCATCGCCTCATCCGAAGGCTCCTTGAACTGGACTTTCTTCAGCCAAATCGCCCGGTATCTCGTAAGGCCGGAGCGAATCACCTTGCAGTAGAATCCAAAGCCCACATTGGCGCCGGTCGATGCACCTGCAGAAAGTTCCTTGGTACCAAGGGTCGCGTCGATCGTGGCCCCTTCCACATAAGCAAGCAATGCGACCTTTGCCGCATCGTATAGATCATCGATGCCGATCTTAACCGAACCGCTGGAAAAGCTTTGGTCGCTTTCCGCAACCGCGTCATCGGCAAAAAGCTTGACGTCGTTCGTATCGATGTTGATGCTTGCTTCGATGGCTTTTGCCAGAACTGCGCCGCCGGAATAGGAAACCACGGAGCCGTTCTCTGTCTGGACGGCATAAACCGGATATTTCAAGCCAACTTTAGCCATTCATTTATTACCTCCCATCAAATATTTTCTTGCATTCCTGTTCAATGATCTCATTCATGGCCTCGACGGCCCTTTTCTTTGTCGCATTGACCGCCGGCCTAACAAAAGGCCGCTTACGAAGGGTACTCGTTCCGCTCTCCATCGCCCGGGCTTTGAGCTGATTGGGTACGCCCTTGCGGTCATAGCCATCAAAGCCGATTTTAACATTCCAGTCGCCGTCTTCATCCTGGGAGATGGGTGTGATGCCGAAGGATTCTTCCAAGTCGCCCGTGGGTACCGAAGATTTCCCGCCCCAGGCTCCGGCTTGGCTTTTGCCATAGCTCCCTGTACCGGCATAGGCCGGATCCCGGAGATTCTCGACCAGGTTTTTCTTGATCTCATCGGCCACGATATCCGCAGCGGAATAGAGCGCCTTCTTGGCAATCTGATCAGAATTTGCAGCCAGCTTAGAGAGTTTCAGAGCGTATTCATCGCCTGCCTTGAAGGTCATCCTAGCCAAGCGACCACACCCATTCATAATGGAGGAACTTAGTGTCCTCTTCATACTGGATGGAGCTGAGGCGGAAGGATATCTCTGCATCATTCAAGGCAGCCTGGATCTTCACAATATTGGGGTCATACTCCATTTTAGTGAAGTAATCCACGGTCCCGGTAATGATCTGTTCCTGCATCCTCCCGTCCGCCCACATGCTGCCGACCTCACCATCCTCCGCCCAGACGATGTACTGGTCCGTTTTCTTTAGGGCTTCGTAATGGCCGACATTGCTGGTGACTGTCAGAAGGGCATTTTTGATAGTACTTAAATTCATTCCTCACCCTCCTCTGCCGCCTGATAGATGTCATACAGGGTGGTCAGCTCTTCCAACGTCAGATCCATCACGGCCAGCTCCACATCTTCCGGGTATTGGATTTGAATGATCTTGTACTGCTTGCCATCGTTTGGGATTGCCACATCCTGTGTCGAGATCTCCCTGAGCCTTGGACAACGCAGAACATACCGTACATCGGCGCCGGCTTGCATGGCTGTATAGAAGCGTGTGATGCCCACCGTCCGTTCCGCATATCGCAGGGCTTGTTTGAGCATGATCCCCATGACCGGCTTGTCTCCGGCTGCCGCCGTATCGGCCACGGTATAGATGCTGACCACGCCGTCATTAAATGCCTGGACTTTCTTTCTGATCACCATGCCATCACCTCTTTACAACGATGAGATAGGTCAGCTCCACCGCGCCATAAGTCACTGAGATTCTGATGATATTGTCGCCTTCATCCCAGGTCACTGCTTCGCCGTTTTCAACCGCAACGTCGTTGACCGTGATCAAGATCTCGGCGGTGATCTTCGCCGCCGTGGCAGTGATCACATCGCTTGCGTTTGCCGTTGTCGCGGTATATTCATAAGTCCCAGCCGCAAAGACCGGCGTCAAGATGAGGGATCCAATCGTCAGGGCCGACAAACTGGCGGCGGCGATTCCTTCAGCCACCATCTGCGCATGCTGCAGACTCAGGAGCTCATGCAGATAGTTGCTCTGGAATTCATCCAAAGCATTGGACCGGGCATACCGCACATAGTCCAGCAGGAGCTCCAGCGGTTTGCCTTCGATCGTATAGTCCATAGCCGAGCCTGCCACGCCGTCAATATAGGACATGCCCCGGGCAGCAATGCCGGAGAGTTTTGTATCTCCGGCATTATCCGCCCAGGTGATGTCCAGGTAATTCTTGACGGCGGCGAGCACTCCGTCCGGTAATGCCATATCCGCCTACCTCCTATCCTTAGGACTTCGTGACGATGACCGTATAGGTTTCGGTCTCCGCTCCGCTGGTCACGTTGATGGTCAAGGTGTTCTCACCGGTCGCCCAAGTGGCCGCTGCCCCATTGGCAACAGGGGTTTCGCCGTTGAGGATCTCAATGGTGGACTCACCATCCATGGCGACTGCGGTCACAGTGTTGGTAGCGTTGGTCGTGGCTGCAGTGTAGGCAAAGACCGACTTATTGAAGGTCGGGCTTAAGGTCAGGGACCCCAAGGTCAGGCTGGCCAGGCGTGCGTCATAGGCCGGGAACATGGCTACAGGACTATCTTCATCGTTGGTCACATAGACCTTCTGGATGTACGGGGTCAGTCCGGAGATATCCGCCAGGACAAAGGCGTTGGCATCCAGCGGTTTGCCGTCACCATAGAGCTTGATCAGATAAGCCCGCTGATCTTCCAGGAACTTGTACTCATCGGAGTATTCGATCTTGCCGCCCTTGGAAGTGCCAAGGCCCGCAAAGTACCGGTTGCCGATGCCAAACACCGCATAACCCTGAGGCATGCCGGAGCACTGGAAGACCTCCGTGGGGAAGGGAAACACATCCTTGGTGAAGCTGCCGTCCGTAGTCCGGACGGTCGTCGCCGGCATGACCTTCGTGAAGTAGTCGGCCGGATTGACCACCATGATGATTTTCTGAATCGCCCGGCGCTTGCTGTTGGGTCCCTGAGACAGGGTGTTGAGGATGGTCCCAAAAGCAGTCTGATCCAGCGCGGTAATGGTGATGGCGGTCTTTCTGGGATATACGCCATCCACTGCGCCAGTGAGAGCTCGGGTCATACCAAGGGGCTTGTCGTCGCCGTCGCCATCGACCACCGCATCTTCCAACCCGGCTGCGTTGGCTTCCACCAACAGGGCGCGCACATAGCGGTCGATCCAGACCGGTCCGAGATCCAGCATGGACTTGGAGATGAGGATGAACGCGGAGAGCTTTTTCTTGGAAAGCTCCAGCTTGGAAAACGCAGCGCCCAGCTCGCTGGTGATGGCGGCCGTCAACTCGCCCCAGATGGCGGACCCGGAGGTCGTGCTGATCAGGATCTCGGTCAAGGCCAGGGTGTTCTCAAAAGCAATGGCATCCAAGAGCGGATGAGCGGCAGCCATATCTTCCATCACAGAATCGATGACAGTCTTAGGCAGGACATAGTCAGTGCCGGTTAGCGCCTGCTTGGGATTGGGAGAATTGGCCGCATCAATGAATGCCTGATAGAATTTGTTCTCTTCGCTGGTCAGGGCACGAATGCCGCGGCCGGCCAGGATCGTGTTGTCCGCAGCCTGGACCATCCCCCGAGCTTCAGCCATGACGGCTTCCTGCAGGATGTCGGTGAATTCCGTGAAGGCGCTGGCAAAACCCTCTTCGTCGCCGGACTTCACGGCCGCGTTGATCTTCTGCAGGATCTCTGCTTTTTGTTTCTGTAACAGGTCAAGATTTTTCATACTTGTTGTCCTTTCCGCCCATGAGGGCACTGAAATATTTGAGCACTTGGTTCTCCTGGGGTGTCGGTTCGGGATCAGGCTCCGGCAAGGGATCCGGTCCCTCTTCAGGTTCGGGATCCTGGGGAGATGGCGAAGATTCGGCATCATTCCGGATGGCATTTTTGAGCAAAGAAAAAAGCGCTGTCTTCGCGCTTTGGGTGGCCTTGCCATTGGATGTGTCGTTGATTATCCCTGTGGCAAAACCCATTTCCAGGGCATCGGCCGGCAGGATCCAGGATTCGGCATCCATCAGCTCTTTGAGTTTTTCCTCATTGATACTGATCATGGCCATATAGGCGTTGATGCTTGCCTGGGTGATCTTATCCAGGTCATCCGCCTGCTTTCGCAGCTCCTCGGCATCGCCCTGGGCGATGTTCCAGGCATTATGGATCATCAAAAGCGAAGCACTGTTCATGATCCGTTCGTCCCCGGCCATGAAGACCACGCTGGCTGCCGAGCAGGCAAAACCATCGCAATAGGTCCTGATCTTTGCCTTGTGATTCTTTAGTGTGTTATGAATCGCCAAGCCTTCCGAAACATGGCCGCCGTAGCTGTTGATGTGGATGTTGATCACGCTGGTATCCAGCGCTTTCAGGTCGTTCACCAGAGAAAATCCGGATACATCCGCTTCTCCGCCAAACCAGTCTTTGGTAGTCGGCTCCAGGATGTCGCCGAAGATATAGATGTCTGCCTCGCTTCCCGCGGACTGCATCGAGTAATACTTGTTCATGTTTCACCCCCTTCCAGTGCTTCCAACAGATTGGATACCGTCGAATAATTTTTAGTCATGAAGTGCTGCCATGCATAGGGTTCGTCGATAGGTTCATCACCAACCAGTTCACGAATGTCATTGATGCAGAAGGCACCGGAAGAGATCAGCTTGTCGATGGCAGTGGATACGGAAAGCAGGTCAACATGCCGGATCTGCTTGGTATCGATCCTTAGATAGGTCCCGCTCTCATAGGCTGCATACCCATTGCGCTTGCGGTTGATTTCTTCGGATAGCATATCCACCAGCGGGTCGATGCAGAAGGTCAGGAAATTATCCAGGGCATCTTTTGTTCCTTGGACATCGCCACGCAGCAGCGCCGGCGGGATGCCGAAGGCTTTGGCTGTAAAGTCCGAGACATCGTCGATTTGAGCCCGGATGTCTCGGGTGCTTTCCGACGAATAAGTCTTCTGAGTCAGTTCTCTCCATTCCTGGCCCTTGCCAAGGGGTAAGGCTGCATTGTCTCCAGCCAGCCATTTGCTGACCTTGTCGTTGATCAGTGCATCGAATACCTTCCGTTCCTCGGTCCCTGCCGTAGGGATGGTCTCATACTTGAAGATCCCTTTGGTGCCTCTGGACCGCTGGAAGGCTTTCATACTGTAAGAAATAAGCTTGGAGTAGTTCTCATAGAGCCCTTCGGTGACCCGGCGCATGTTGCATTCTGACAGTTTGAAATACAGGACCTCACTCTGGGTAAAGGACCGACCAAAGGTGAAGTCCCCAACCGTGACCTGAGTGAAAACATCATCATAGAGCGCATAGGGCGTCCGGATGAAACTGTCCGCCACCAGGAGCTGACCGTTTTGCTCAATGATCAGCGCTTCATTGTACCGGTACAGCTGGGAAAGCCACTTATGGATAAAGCCGCTGCTGTTTTGGTTTTTGTTTGGCTCGATGTTCCAGAGATAATATTCCCGACCTTTGGTTTCCTTGCCTTTCATGTAGGTCTTGAATTCGCATTTGCTGACCGCATTTGCAATCACATTGACGGCACTCCAGAAGGCCATCTCCCGGATGTAGATGTCTCCGACCAGCGACGAATATTCCCCGATGGCTGCCTCCATGCCCTCGCCGCTTAGTGGCACCGGACTTCCCCTGAATAAATTACTGAACCACGATATGATCCCCAATCTTTCACCCCCTTACCCTATGATCACCGGAAGATCGTCGAAAGAACTTTCTCCAGTGCCAAGCTCTCCTTCAATCACCATCGAAGCCACCGCGGCCATGAAGGGGTCGGTCTTTCGACTTTTCCCTTCGATTTTTGCATAGTAGAAATTACCTGTATCGCTGCCGATGGACTTGCTGGCTTTAACCAATTTCGTATTGTTAGCGGCCCAGCGTAGGACCGGATTGTCTCCCCAAATAAACTTCTGATTGTTGAATGTACTGTCGATGACCGTCTGGATCTTCATGATGTCTGACGGCCGCACTAAATGAACATTCTTGAAGTGCTTCGCATCAAATCCAATCTTCCGCAAGCTCGCTGAAACCAGAGCGTACCGATGATTATCCAGCGCAAGCTTGGTGATCTGGTACTTCTGTGCCTGGTTTGATATCCAGCCGCACAACATATCCGGATGGATCTCAACATCATCGACCAGCGTGATCAGGCCCTGTTCGGCCCACTCCCGCCAGGGTGCCTTGATACGGAATAGGTCTTTGGACTGCAGGCATAGCCAGGAATGGTTTACGTCAAAGCGCTCATCCCCTTTCCGGAAATGCAAATTGACGCTAGCAAAGTCCGAGATCGCCGCATAGTCGATGCCGCAGGTACAAAGCCAACCAGTGAGATCCGGAAGCGGCCGATTCGTCGCCTTGATATTATCCCAGTCTGTCACCG